TCAAAAGTAAGAAACGAAAAACGGCTTAAATTTTTGACAGCCTATCTTGATGATATTCTTAATCGTGGTCAGATATTGCCAACCATACCTGTCGTCACCCTTCGATTCCAACGACGTGCAGAGAAACGTCGGGACCATCACCTTAAAGTTCACCTTAATGCCGCTCTCGCCGGCTCGCCTTAGCACGAAGCCCGTTCCCTCCGTCGTGCGTCTGAACACGTTCGCCCTCTGGTTCTCTTTCGAGAAGTAGAACGACGGCGTCTTCTCGCCTTCCGGGGTCTCTATGTAAATTTGGCAGTCCTTCAGAAAGAAAGTGTCATTAAGCGCCTTCTCCAGATACTGCACGTTACCCGTAATGTTCAGACGGTCGTCCACGGTACCCTTCAGAGCGCAGAACCTGTCATAAACATACCGCAATGGCACTGTCAGCACACCAAGCAGAGCCAAAAGCACCTCGCTCCTGAGAATAGGAGGCACCAGCTGCTTGACCAGCTTCGTAAAATCAATCTTGTACCACATAACGCAAACTGTTTTCCAAGTCGTCAGGAATATAGCTCCCGCCCGTGCCGATATAGTTGTTGCCCGTCAGGACAGTCCACGACGAGACGCCGTCCGACTTACAGCTGCACTCCAGGAGTTCCACGTCCGTCACGCCAGGCGCACCCTGGATAGCATCCACAAGCTTCGTCTTGTTGAATGTGCCGCCGTATACGATGTTTTTCAGATGCTCCCTGATCGCCGTCTCCACAGGCTTGCTGCCGTCAGCAAGCATAGTGCCCCTCTCGTCCAGCACCAAAGGGTCTATAGTGACGTTCGCCTTTATCAGCACATGGTCGCTCGCCTTGCTCGTAATGTTCAAGATGACACCAGCCAGTTTAACGCGGTTCATATAACGTTTGAACACCGATAAAACATCGTTTGAAAGGGGCTCCGGACTGCCATTCTTGTCACCGCTCACAAGTATCTGCACGCTCGTTCCACGGTCCCTAACAGCAGCATACTTCACCACCTGCTTGCCCTCGTCCACAGTCCGGTACTCATATTGCTGCGTGCGGTCATTCAGTACAAGAGAGTCACCATATTGGAAAGCAAGAGCCATCTTGTGATACCATGGCACACTCGCAACAACGGCGCTCTCCACCTTCTTTGAAACCTCCGCTTTGTACCTGTCCATAATCACCTCCAGTACATGTGTCGCACCGGCAACGATAAACAGAAGGATGTTTTCCAGGCTCACGTTCGAGAAACTCTCCGACCACGTAGCACCGTCCTTCAGCCCATACTTCTCTCGCAGCGTCTCATCCGCAAGAAAAGCATCCGTCATCGTCTTCTTTATCTCTGCAACACTCCTTGCCATCTCTACATTTATTATTATTTTAGTTATTAACGCCTGCGTTGTGTAAGCCGTCGCATTGCGACGGCATCCATCACCGCCTATTCAAACTCCGCCTGGAACTCATCACCGAACACCCTCATCCGGCCGCCGTACTCATCCCTTGCCGTAGCAGGACTCACAGCCTCTCTCTTGCAGTACAGCTCCAGCGTCCGGTCATAAGTCCTATCAGGAAGTCTCAGCTCCGTTCCGCCTTCCGGCTCATCCGTTACCGACAGGCCGTTCTCCACGGCCAACCCCACGGCAGCCTCCCAGCTTCCCTTCGTTTCCACGCCTACGTCAGCCAGAGTCTGACCTTCCTTAACTACCGTCTTCATGGCTTCCGCAATTTGTATATCAGCGTTCCTGTGGCAAGCAAAAGCACTACCAGCATCACAACCGTCTTCGCGCCACCGCCACCGTCATCTTTCTTGTAACCTGCTGCGGCAACCTTCGCGGCAGCCTTCCGTCCTGCATCTGAGGCAATCGTGTCCGCCTTATCCACGAACACCGTGTCATGCACGGTTCTCAATCGCTCCTTAACGCCTGCATTGGCTGCCTCCCTCACTATCCTGTGCCAGTGCTCCACAAACACTGTGTCGCCCGCCATCCTCACAGCCATGCTGTCATGTCTGACAACGTTCCTAAGCATCACGACAGTATCCCTAACCGTGTCCGCAACAACCATTGTCTTGACATGATTCTCTGTCCTGACCCTATCCACAGGCACATACTTAGTCGTCCGGCAACCCCATAGCGCCATTGTCAGCACCATGGCCATCAATACCCCCAAAGCCTTCTTCGTTCTGTCCATATCTATCAACTCTATTTTTCTATTATTATCGTCGTGTAAGCAGCTGCATTGCAGCTGCCCTTACCTATATATCCTTATATTCCTCCACTGCGTTGAAGTTCGGACACGTCTTCTTCCACTTCTGCGGAGTGTCCTCGCCCCATATTGACCTGTGTCCCATAATCTTCGCTCCTGGATACTTCTTCCGCAGCAGCTTCAGCAACTGCCGCAGACTCTTCTTCTGAGCCTCAGTCCTGTTGTCCACAGCCACAATCTTTCCGCCCTCATTCCTAATTCCACCCGCATAGCAGACGTTGATCGACGTGCTGTTGTAGCCCTGTACGCCATTGCTCACCTCGCCCTCATCGAGCAGCTGGTTAATCTTTCCGTCAGCGGTTATGAAGTAGTGATAGCCCGGCTTCTTCCAGCCACGAGCCTTAAAACCCCTCAGTACCTCACTCACACTCTCAGTCTGCCATCCCGCAGAGCAGTGAACGAATATTCTTTCAATCTTTCTCATCCTATCAAGCCTCCTTAGTTTCGTCTATCTTTTCCTGTTTCTTCTCAGCCATAAACCTCTTCATCAGCGGTATCCGCTCCACAAACTGCATCGACAGTACATAGTGAATGAAGCTCGCTATCTTGTAGAAAACACTCTCCTTTGGCGTTATGTTCATCCAGTTACGCGTAATGTTCACCGCGAAAAAACACGTCGTCACCGTGCACAGATACTTCACGCTCGAGATTGCCTCCGCATGGTCGTGAAGCTTCTCACCAACCGACAGCACACTCAGCATCAACACAAAGAACACCGTACTCTGTATGATAAACTGCCAAGCCTTCTTCGACTCCCAGTTACCGCCGTTCACAATGTCCGCAACAAGACCAAAGCTGAAGTTCACGATAAACAGTATCGTCATCGCCAGCATAAAATCCCCGATAGGCAGGAAGAAACTTATCAACGCTGCCCATGACGCAATCAAAAATCCTTTCAACTCACCCATAACCTTCTTTTATATAATAATCCTTTGTTCCGTTCGGCGGGTTACAACCCGCCGCCATCCCTAATACTCCGCCTCTATCCTTACGCCTTTTGTCGTAACCTCGACACTTCCTACCGTCTGGCCGTCCAGCTCCAGCTGCTCCCTTATAGTCGACCGCCAGTACATCGGGTCATTGTCCAGCAGCATGTCGCTCAGACCTACACCCACCATCGGACGCTCCTTCAGCTCTCCCTTGTGGAGAGTCAGTATCAGAGCTTGGTTTTGACGAAGCACATCCCCAACACGCAGGCCTTCCTCAATCCGCCCTGCCGCATCACGTCTGACATCAATCAGCGGCTCATAGTCCGCCAGCAACATTCCCTTCATATCCTTAGTGTTTTACAAATTCGTCTTCATAGTCGCCACGGCTAAACTCCTTCGCCTCCGTCAGAGGCTTGCCTGTCGGCCCGTGCACGCCCTGGTGCGTGTGCCCGTTGAACGTCTTCACCAGCTCGTTCAGCTTGCCCGTCAACGCTTCTATGTTTACCAGCCCGCCAAGCTCACCGCCGTTGATCGTTACCGTCCCCGATGCCTCGATGCGCTCAGCATGGTCCACCGCTATTACCACCAGCTCCGACAGATCACCCGACAGGCTACCCAGCGTAACAGCCGTACCAACCTTCGGCACCACCGTCAGCGAACCCTCGTCAGCAGTCAGCGACGACCGAAGCCGCACGCCGGGCACCGTCAGCGCCCCCACCTTCACCGAGCACGTCAGACCGTCAATCGCCTCCACGATCCCCTGCCATATAGCAGTATCGCCGGTCTGCAAGCCCCTCAGCCTTTCTCTCAGTTCCCTGTATCCATCCATATTCTGTATCCTTTCGTTGCGTAAGCCGTCGCATCGTGACGGCACATCTTCTAACTCAGCCGGAAACCCAGCTCTATCTTTCTCTTTCCGCCCTGGGCCGACAGTTCCGTCGTAACAGCGTTCACGTAGTACGTACCGTCCTTGTATTCATAGTCACGGTCCCGAAGCCTCACTCTGTCCCCAGGCACGCACATCGGAATCAACCACCCCGTAAAGCTCCCGTCGAATCCGTCAAAGCTCCGCCGCTTCACCTCCAGCTCGCCGCGAGCCTTCATCGACGCTTCGTCGCTCGTAGCACACTTCACCTCCACCTTCTCGCCGCCCGTCGTCCCGGTCTCTATCTCCCTCACAGTGCCGTCTGGCATGTTGGCCTTCACCACTACCTGAACCTTTTTATCCGCGGCATTCCTGTAAGTCAAGTCCTCGCTCTCCACATTCAGTCCGAAGTCATAGTATCGTTCTTTCCCAACCTTCTCACCCGGGGCATGAACCTCCAGCGTCCCTCCCTGAACGTAAATGTCCGCCCCACACTCCTCCTGGACCTTCTTCAGTACATCATAGCCCGTGGCATTGTTTATCACGAACTTCGCGTAAGTCCACTCGTATGAGCAGTTCACCTTCATCTCCAGTCCGCAGCCCTCTATAACATGCTCCAGTAGCTTCTTCAGCGTAACCTTTTGTAAGACCTCGCTCTTCAAAGGCTTCCTAAAGAGAAAAAGATCATCCTCACATATCAGCTTCACACTCCCCCCGTCAGTCGAGATCCGCTGCACCCAACCCTCAAACTCAGTCTTCAGCCCCGTCTCCCGGTAGCCCAGCTTTATAGAGACCTTATCCCCACGCTTCAGCTTCTTCTCCACGTCCAGAGCCACGTTATACTGAGCACCCGGCAGAGTTATCGTAGCCGTGTCAGCAAGCAGCTGCACACTCTTGTGTATCTCCACCTTGTCAAGCATCCCCAGCCGGTACTCGCCAATCCCAATCTCATACTGCATCGTGTACATAGCCTACACCTCCAAATCCTCACGGCTCAGCAGCAACTTATAAATATCGTCGCTGTACCCCGTAATCGTATAGTTCTGATTCATAGCCCCGCTCGTAAAAGGCATTTCCCAACTCTCTATCACCATCTCCCTGATGCCGAACACCTCAAGCAGCGGCGACAGCACCTTCACGTGCCCGCCCTCGCACAGAGCACGCAGCTTCGCCACGTCACCCTTCGGATAGCCACCGTCCTGCGAAATCAGTATTCCCTCTATCTTCACCGTATAGTCGTCAACCGTCCACTTCTCCTTGATGCTTCCTTTCACGCGCCCCTTCGAAACCCTGCGTCGTACAAGGACGTTGCCGCCGTTCACGCTCACCATAGGCTCTATCGGCAACAGCCACTCCTCAGAACCCTCCTCATCGCCCTGCATCCGCAAAGGACAAGTCATTGGTACCCCCGTGGCATTGGTGCGGATGACATCGGCAAGCTCCTTTTCCGACATTGTCTTTATTTTGTCGTAGAGCGCACTGTCAACCGGCGTAACGCCATCCTTTACATAGCCCGTGTTGACCCCGAAGATATTATTATGTCTCCACAGCCAATATGGGGGCACCTTTGTTAGTCCGGCTGCCCTAAGGGCAAGGTTTTGCAATATGAACTTAGAAGTCTTCATTAGTGATCTGTGCTAACAGCAATAGCCAATGCACGATTCATGGTCTGGACAACAATATTCTCCAGTTCGGCTGTGTCCGTTTTGTCCGCCATGGTTACATTTATATTGTCGAAAAATTTTGCAATGGATATGTTTATGGAAGTGTTCCGGGTGCCACCGGTAGCCATAGCTTCAGCAGTCGTCCTGCCACCGCCCAGTCCGCCATGTTTCCCGGTTCCGATTCTCGAACCTTTACCGCCCTTATTGCTCCCGGCACCAGACGCAGCACCAAAGAGTCCCGAGTAATCCTCATTGCTGCCTTTCAGCGAAGGTGCCGATATGCCGCCGTTGGATGCAGCACCTGACCTCTTCCTCGACTGCGACTGTTTCCTCGACTGCTCGTGCAGATTCTGCTCATACGTCGTTCCAACGTTACCAAGCAAATCTTTCGTAGCGTTGATAGCCTTACCTGCGCTGCTGGCTCCGGAAATATCCTTGAAGCCCTCGACGGCAGAGTTCCATGCGCCCTGATAATCGCCATTGAAGAGCTTTGCAAGCGCATCGCCCACTTTGCCAATGCCGGACAACAGAGTGCGTAGCCTATCAATGACATAGTTCTTGATAATTTCACCGAAACCTTTAAGGGTGTTCCATACCGTGAGAACTACAGCCCGGAATCCCGCGAACTTATTCCAGCAATAGACAATAGCTGCTATAAGTGCTGCTATAAGTGTTATCACTAACCCGATAGGGTTGGCACTCATTATGGCATTCAGAATTGCCTGTGCAGCCGAGAACCCCTCTGTAACGGCTGTGGCTATTCCTGTAACGGCAGCGTATGCGCCCATGGCAATGTTATGAGCGTTGAAGGCTATCGTAGCAACGCCTATCACAGCTCCAACATAACCTATCACATCACCCCAGTTCTGGAAGAACGTTATAATGCCGGATACGGCTCCGGAAAGCCAGCCGAACAACGTACCAAGTAATGAGAACACACCGTTGAATATCGTTCTGAGGATGCCGAGACTGGAGATCCAGGAGAATATATTACCGACAATATCCATGATGCTGCCGGCAATATCCGAGAAGCCTTCTATCGCCGTCAGGATAAAAGGCTCTATCTTTGGGAATAACTCTTGGGCTCGCTGCTGAAGCTCACCAATGGCAGTCGACAGCTTGCCGGATACGGTCTTTGATGTCGCGTCCATCATACCGTGAAACTGTCCCCCGGCATCGGTGGCATGCTTCATCGCAGCCTCGACGGCCTCGACGGTTATCTGTCCTTTTGACATCATCTCCTGAAGCTCCTGATAGCTTTTGCCAGTCATCTGTGCAAGTTCCCTAAGGGGATTGAAACCAGCATTGATGAACTGCAAGAGGTCCTGACCTTGCATCTTTCCAGCAGCAGCTACCTGACCATAAACCAGCGAGAGGCTGCTGAGCTTCTGGGCATCGCCCATCGATATGTCGCCAAGTTGCTTCAGTCGGGTCATCACGGCATCTGAGGAGACTCCGAAGTTAAGCATCGTCTGCGCCGCTCCCTCCAGGTTCATTTTCGAGAATGGAGTAGCTGCCGCGAACTTGCTTATCTCACCCAAAACCCGACTTGCCTTCTGTTCTGAACCTACAAGGACGGTAAAGGCCGTGGAGGTCTGTTCGGCTTGTGCGCCAAGCTTCGCTATCGCACCAACGCCAGCGGCTATCATCGTGTACGGATTCATAAGGAAGCTCATGCCGGGAATGTCCATCAGCGAGCTCTTGAAGTTACTGAAGGAAAAAGCCTCACGCAGCCGGCCTCCTACAGAGCGGGCCTTCTGCGATATTTCGTCCAGCTGCTGCGTAGTCTGGCGGGCCACGGTAAGCACGTTACCCTGGTCGGCCTGTAGCTTGATTAAAAATTTCAGTACACTGTCCATAGTCCTCTAATTGTTACTTGCCTTGGACTCCATCTTCCTGATGTCAAGAAGATATTTTATCGTCCATGCCCATTCCTCGTCGCTCAGCGTGTCCGGGTCCAGGTGCATATAGTAGCGCAGCAGCGTGTTCAGAAACAACACGTCCCCACCGCCGGCATCATCTATCCCTGCATCCTCTAAAGTTTTTTTAGCTGAGCCTGCTTCACTTGTAGCACTTCCTGCATGACATTTACGACTGCAAGGAACAGATCGTCTCTCGTCTTTATCTCCTCGTCACCACCAAGCCACAGTTGGTTAAGCATCGTCTCGCTCATTTTAACGGGATCTTTCACCACGCTCGCATAGCTCAGGTCCTTACGGTTCGGGCGGCGAATAAGGCACTTCTTGCCCTCCACCTCTATCTCATACACATCTCCATACTGAGACTTTAATTTCTCAATCTCTTCTTTTGTGAATTTTGGCATATTTTTCTTCTTATTCTATTGTTTATCATTTATGTAAGCCGCTGCTATGCAGCGGCTTTGTCACGTTCGTCGCAATACATTGCGGCGCCGTCGACGCGCCACCCCTACACCGACTTCTGGTCCGTATAGATGATCGGTAACGTCTTCTCCTGGTACTTGTCACCCTGCTTCCACTCGGTATTGTCCTCCGTAAACTCGCAGCCAATAAGTACGTCCGTTGTTATCGTGTCGCCCTTGCTCGCATTGCCGTAAGATGCGATGATGTCAAACGACGCGTCCAAGATGTCGCCGCCTGCCGACTTCTTCATAGCCTCATACTCGCTCTGGAGCAAGGTCAGCTCGCCCTCGTAGGTCTTGTTGCCGTGCTGGATGCCTATCGGCTTGTTGCCCTTCGCGTGCAGCAGCTCCTTCTCCTGCTTCGACGAGTATTTCACGCCGCGAATGCCAGTAACAGGTCTTCCCGCTACCACAACGCTCACGTCGCTCCACTCATATTCCCTCGTGTTGTTCATATCTTTCCTCTTTTTCTGTTATCTCTTTCCTGTCAACACCTATGTTGCGTAAGCCGTCGCATTGCGACGGCACTCATTGTCTATTTCCCCTGGCTAATGTTGAAGCCTAAATCCACGTCGATCATCCGTCCATAGCCGTAGGGGTTCACCTTTATGGTCGCTTTCACCTTGCCGGTGCTCACCACGTTCTGCTTATCGTCAATGTAGCACACACCACCTTCAGGAGCACTGCTTGTAGCGCACAGCTCACCGTTCTGGGTCATCTCAGAACTCAACGCGTTCTCAACGGTCTGCTCCCAGCTCTTCACTACCGCTGGCTGCATAGTACCGTCCTCGTTCACCTCTATCTCGTCAAGAAGTTCGTCAAGAATGGTGTTGTAGGCCACCCTGTAAGCCTTGTCAATAACACGTCTAAGAGCCAGGTGAGCATAGTCGTCGGTCTCAGCCACCGCTAAGCGGTCATCGGTAAAGAAGTAACCGCTACGGCCTACGTGCGTCCGTGGCGTAATATACCCCTTATCGTACAGGTCGGCTATCTCGCTCGTAGCCTCTTCAGCCTTCTTCTCGCCTACATACATCGTTATAGGAGCCAGGGCACCTGTCTTCACCCTGCCTATGTTCCGCTGAACTGGCGTCATCGCTATACGGCCGGCGAGTACGCCCATAGCCGCGCCATTGCTGCCAGCAACGGTATCACCAATCAGAACACCCACGCGGTTATATCTGCTCTTGCTCAGGTCGGGCACTTCCTTACCAGCGGTATACCCTCTGCCATCAAGCAGAACGAATATCGGAGCCTCCAGGGTCTCCGTTGACCAGTCGCCAAGCTCCTGTGCCTTCTCCAGGGCCGTGCTCACGTCAGCGTCCAGTCCGGCATCTCCTTTCTTGGCTCCCGTGTTCAGGTTGGCGACTATCACGCCGCGAAGCCTGCCGCCCTCGCTCTCGATAACCTTTCGCGCACCGTCCTTGTTGGTGTAGTCCAGCACTTCCGTAGCAGTCTTTGTCGGCTCTACACCGAACAGAACCACCTCCGTGCCTGAGTCAGCCTCACCGTAAAACTCTTTCAGTGTCTTCACAAGCTGCGCATTGTTCTCTTCCGTCAGGCCCAAGGTCTCCAGGTCGTCTGTGCTACGGATATGGTATGCCTTGCCCAGCTCGTATTTACCATCCACTGCCGCCGAACCGACTACAAGCGCAACAAGTCCGTCAGGACTCTCTGCCACGCTCCCTAACTGTCCGTTCAGGTAGCTAATCTTTACTCTTGGTAACATCTGTATCCTTTTTCGTTTTTAAATCGTTGTGTAGGCCGCTGCACCGCAGCGGCACCTGATGGTCCCTATGCCGTAACCTTGTCCTCAGCTATCAGAAGCACGCCCTTCTTGTCGTAGCGACGCATAGATCCGCCGGTACGTACCAGGAACGAGTAGATGTCGCCATAGTAAGTAGGATCGTCCATCTGCTGGAACATCTTCACGTCACCGATAGCACGGCTCACACAGCCCTCCTGCCATGCCAGAGCTGCTGCACTCTCGTCAGCGGCATCTTCCTCCGTCCACGGCAGAATGGCATTCTTGCCGTCAACACGCAGCACCTCCGAGCGCTGCATGAAGCTGAAACCGTACAGGCGGCCGATGATACCCTCCTGGGCATTCGCTGAGTTCAGAAATGCCGACAGCTCCTTGTCTGTAAGGTCGTCCAAAAGCTCAGCATACATCGCCGCGTCAAGCAGCATGTAGCGACCCAGCATAGGAACGTTATCCTTGTTGAAGCGGACCATTGCCGATAAGACCTCTGCCTTGCTGAACTTCTTGCGCTGGCCAGTAGCTCCGTCAGAGGTATGAACGTCGGCAGCTGCACCGGTAGTCTTGATAAGTCCGGCACCCTTAGCCCACCTGTACAGCAGGTTCTGATTAGCCACACGCTGAAGCTCCTGACGGTCGTTTGCGATGACCGACTGACGCTTGTCGTACGACAGCTCCACAGTATCTACGTTAGGTATGTAGATAGGATTCGACGTCAGCTCGTCAATGTCGTACGTAAGGTCCTGGTCCGTGCGCTCGCTGATCTTTGCCGGTTTCTCCTTGCGGTTCACCTCCACACCGCTCGGCTTGCCCGCGTTCGGAATGTGAACGGTCTTGTTAGTTACAAATGACGAATCGTCCACACTCTTGCTCGCAAACGACTCGTCCGGATAAAAATTCTCCTGAATGGTGTTTAGCCAAATCTCTTTGTTCAGTGCCATCTTTCTTCTCTCTTTATTTGTTTTGATTCTGTTTATATTCCCTTCACCGATGCTCCGTTTGCCGCCGTCCCGTTCGCCGCATTAAAATGCGGCGCCTCCTCGCCAGCGGCGCACGTCCCTCCGGCGTCTTCCTCACTCCTGATAGTCCACTCCGAACTTCTCTTTGTAAAGGTTCTTAAAGGCCGCCATGTCCTGAGCCTTCAGTTCGCCAAGCTTACCGGCTTTGTCCAGTTCGTCCCAGCTCTTGCCTGTAAAGTCGCCACCTTTGTCCTGGAACACGTCTGCCGCTCTCATGCGTATGGCTGGCATACTCTTAAGCAGCTCCTCGGTATGTTCGCGGTCGCTCGCCATAAGGCTCATGAAGACGGTCTTCTGTTCCTTACTGATCTTGCCGTCGGCAATAGCCTTGTCTACCACAGCCTCCGTCTCCTTCTTCTTCAGCTCTGCAAGCTCCGCCTTATATTGAGCGTTAGCCTGCTCCAGTGCCTCTGCCTTCACAGCTTTGTTCTCCAATTCTCTGATGTGCGCCACTACTGCGCTGCTATCACTCTTGTCCTTGAAGGATGGGATAGCCTGAATGTCATCTATTAATGCCATATCCTTGTTTTTTATCGGCTCGTTGAGCCTGTTGTTAAAATAGTTGTATATCTCGTCTGTCGTCTGAGGAACGCTCGCTGGCTCATCCATGTCGAACAGGCCGTCGGCAAGCCCCATCTCGACGGCATCCTCCGCGTTTATCCAGTGGTCGGCTCCATCCATATATGTCGCCTTCACCTCATCGGCAGTCATGCCGCATCTCTTGGCTATCATCTCGGCAAGATTGCCCTGAAGTGTTTCCATCTGGGACGCCACCTGACGTAGTTCCTCGGCATTGCCATAGGTGCCCCCGCTCACGTTATGAAGCATAAGCTTCGCGTAGGGCGACATATACAGCGGCTTGCCGCATAATGCTATCACGGCGGCTATGCTCGCTGCCAGGCCGTCAACATATATTTTCACGTCGCCGTCAGCCTGTCTCAGCGCATTGTATATCGCCATGCCCTCAAACACGTCACCGCCACGGCTGTTTATCCTTACGGCAATATGCTGATAGGTAGAGCTCAGCGCAAGTAGCTCACTAACCACACGCCCGCTGTCCACCTTCTCGCCGTCGCCAACATCACCATACAATAGTATAGTGGCAGTGTCGCCACTCGGAATAATGTTCAAAAATGTATTCTTCTTCGACATAGTTTTCGATGTTTCTGCTCGCAAATTTCGTAACTTCTAACCACTCCTGCAAATCGCATTTTTATTTTATACGTAGCTGTGAATAAAATATCCGTAGCTGCGGATAAAATAAAAAACCGATTTTGATGATCCCTGTGTTATTGCGAACTTTGCAGTACATACATAAAAAGTTTCATCATTATGCAGAAAACAAAAATAGACCGAAAGGACCTCGCTAAGACGCTATACGTCAACGGCTCCTTCACGCAGGAGGAGATCGCAGCTAAGGTCGGTACCACACGACAGACCGTTTCACGATGGATACGCGATGGGGCATGGGACCAGGTCAAGGCATCATATACCATCACGCCTGAACAGATCCTCGCAGGACTCAACAGGCAGATCATCGAAATCAACAACAAGGTCAACTCGCGTCCTGAGGGGGAGCGCTTTGCAACCGTAGCCGAGGCCGACACGCTTGCCAAGCTCGCATCATCCATCAAGAAGATCGAGACCGACGCCGGCATTGCCGACATCGTCAACGTAGGCATCAAGTTCACAAACTGGCTCCGGCAGACCGACCTCGACCTCGCCAAGAGGTTCTCTGACCTCCTCGACGCTTTCATCAAGGATCAGCTCAAGTAGCGGCCATGTTATCATCGCCTACTGAGCCCATCGTTAAGTACGCCGTCGCACCGCGACGGCTCACGTTACGTTCGCCGCATTACAATGCGGCACCCTAAAACATAATCATCATGACATTAGAAGACAGAAAAGCACTCCAGCGATGGGAGGAGCATCACAAGGCTCTTGCAGCCGACATACCCGTCGACAGCTCCCTCTCCCAAAAGGACATCATGATTCAGAGGCAACGACTCGAGAAGGACCCCGTAGAGTGGATACGCTATTTCTTCCCAAAGTACGCACGCTATCCATTCGCGCCATTCCACCTCCGAGCCATCAAACGCATCACATCCAACCCCGACTGGTACGAGGTGCTCTCATGGTCGCGAGAACTCGCCAAGTCCACAGTAGCCATGTTCATCATCATGTATCTCGCACTCACCAGGCAGAAGAAGTTCATCGTCCTCGCCTCTGCTACCATCGACTCCGCTCGACGACTCCTCGCACCATTCAAGATCAACTTCGAGGCAAACCCGCGCATCCGACAGTTCTATGGGCAGCAGGTAACCCTCGGACAGTGGACCGACACGGATTTCCTCGCTCGTTGCGGAGCCAAGTTCGTAGCCGTCGGTGCTGGGTCCGCACCTCGTGGTGCACGTAACGAGAACGTCCGTCCGGACATCATCTACATGGACGACTTCGACACCGACGAGGACTGCCGAAACCCCGACACCGTCAAGAAAAAGTGGGACTGGTTCGAAGGTGCCCTCTATCCCACACGCTCCATCTCTGAGCCAACGCTAATCCTCTGGTGCGGAAACATCATCGCCAAGGACTGTTGCATACGCCGTGCAGGGCAGAAGGCAAACCACTGGGACATAGTAAATATCCGTGATAAGAACGGACACTCAACATGGCCCGAGAAAAACACCGAGGCCGACATCGACCGCGTACTTGCCAACATCTCGTCAAAAAACGCGCAGGCGGAGTACTTCAACAACCCTGTCGCCGAAGGGCAGATATTTCATTCTCTCCCTTACGGCAAGGTGCCCGCGCTATCCAAGTTCCCCTTCCTCGTCATCTACGGCGACCCGGCTTATTCCAATGCGCGTGTAAAGGCTGACTCCACCAAGGCCGTATGGCTCGTAGGGCGTCTTCATAATGTCTACTACATCATCAAAGGCTTCGTTGCACTCGCGCTCAATGCGCAGTTCATCGACTGGTACTATCAGCTACTCGACTATGTAGCCGGACGCACCACCGTCTACTGCTACATCGAGAACAACTCCTTACAGAACCCGTTCTTCCAGCAAGTCTTAAAGCCACTCGTCTACGAGGAAAACCGAAAGCGACATGCCGAGCTGCATATCTGTGAGGATGCTGGAAAGAAAGCTGAGAAAGCAACACGTATCGAAGCCTCTCTGGAGCCCATCGACCGAAATGGACAATGGATATTCAATGAGCGGGAGGCTGACAACCCGCACATGCAGGAACTGCGAACGCAGTTCCAGCTCTTCGAGATGACTATGCCGTACCCTGCCGACGGGCCAGACTGCATTGAGGGCGCCTTCTCCATCCTACGCAAGAAGACCACCGAGCTACAACCGCCCGTAACCGTCTCCTACAAGGAACTCAACGAGAACAACCCCTACCGAATGTAGCAACAATTATTATCATCGGCGTTCTGTTCGCCGCATTACAATGCGGCGCCATCGCCTAACATTAAATAAAAATGAATTATTATGAGCAACTTTATTTCTACCGCTGACTACGACGCCAGCATACATGCCGAGATTCTCGACCAGCTACTCAGAAAGGACTCGCCTTCCTACGACCCGCAGATAGTCGAGATATGTGAGGACCGGGCCATCGCCGAGATGCGCTCCTATCTCGACAAAATCTATGATTGCGACAAAATCTTCAGCGCAACTGGTTCCGACCGACATCCGCTCATTCTAATGTTCGCACTCGACATCACAATCTACCACATCTTCTGCCAGCACAACCCCTACAAGATGTCGAAGATCCGGCAGGACCGATACGACCGCGCAATCGAATGGCTAAAGGGGGTTATGAACGGCGACGTCACCATCGATGGGGCACCACGGCTCCCCGACGACGACCTCGCGTCCAATTCACGATGGCAAATCAACGCCTCTGAACTTCGGCCAACCTTATTGTAGGCGCCCTTCCCTCTATGCTATCTATTATTTCTATAGCTTCTATCAAAATCTATAGACACTATAAAACCCTATAAAAATCAAAAAATCATGAGCAAAAAGAATACTCTTCACAGAAACAGGAAATCAGTTAAGCATATCTCGCAAGGCGGATTCCGAGACAACGGCTTTCGGCAGCTGCCCGACGTAGTACTGCAAATGCCCCAGATCTTCCTCTTCGACATGCGCGACTACATGCAGTCGCTCGAGGCGGCCAAGCAGATCGACTATCCGTCGCGCACAAGGCTCTACGACATGTACGAGTCCGCGCAGCTCGACCTCCATCTCATGGGAGTTCTCGCCAAGCGCCTACGTGGCGTTACGCAGTTGCCAATGGAGTTCCATCGCAACGGAAAGGTCGACGAGCAGCTCTCCGCGCAGCTGCGCTCACCATGGTTCAAGCAGCTGCGCAAGGACATCATCCTCTCTGAGTTCTGGGGGTTCTCGCTCTTTCAGTTCTACCTCGACGACGATGGAAACATCCGATACGACCTCATCGACCGGAAGCACTACGACCCGGTAAGGAAAAAGCTGCTCCGCTTCCAGGGCGACCAGGACGGTGTTTCCATTGACCAGTTCCCCAACATGCTCTTCGTCGGCTCTGAGCGTGGACTTGGCATCTTTGCCGAACTCCTGCCTGCCGTGCTCTACAAGCGCGGCGACATGTCAGACTGGGCGCAGTTCTGCAACATCTTCGGCATGCCTATACGCGAGTACACCTACGACGCCGGAGACGAGGAGGCCAGACGACAGCTATTAAAGGATGCACGCCAGCAGGGAGCAAACGCGGTCTACATACACCCCGACGGATCCACACTCAACCTCGTGGAGGCGGGAAACAAGACCGGTTCATCCGACCTTTACAAGACCTTTGCCGACTACTGGGACTCCAAAATCTCCATACGCGTCCTTGGCAACACCCTCACCACCGATGCCCACGACACCGGCACCCAGGCTCTCGGCACAGTGCACAAGCAAGAGGAGGACGATATGAACGCCGACGACCGAGACTTCATTCTCGACGTCCTCAACTATTACATGACGCCTATCTTCCAAAACCTCGGATTCAATGTCGAAGGAGGAGAGTTCGTCTATGCCGCAAAAGAGAAAATCGAGCCAACACAGCAGCTTACCATCGTACAGGGACTGAAGAACATGGGGCTGCCCATGGACGACGACTGGCTATACGAAACCTTCGGTATCGAGAAGCCAAAGGACTACGACCAGCAGAAGGCCGATGCACTCGCACTCAAGCAGGCTCTCTCCCAAAAGCTCAACGACGACAGTAAGGACGACGACAACCAAGACAGCAAGGATAACCAGAACAGAAAGGATAACCAGGACAGAAAGGACAACCACCTCTCAAACGCTGCTCAAACAACCTTCAAATCCCGCTTGAACCGTTTTTTCGGAGTAGCCCCGAAAGGGGCCGACACCGACTTCTGATCGACTCCCTCTATTACGGCGCCTCCTGCCCCTGCTGTAGCACGTCCCGTTCGCCGCATTACAATGCGGCGCCCTATATCGCCAACGCCGCGTCAGCGGCCATCTCCATCGATGCCGACGTCCTCGCATCCTTCCTCCGTAAAATCTACGATGGCTTCGACACCTCAAACCAGATAGAGCCCTCCATCTTGCGGGAGGTCCTACGCGTCATCAACTCCGCAACCGTCGAGGGGCTTTCCCAGGCCGACAACCGCTCCCTCTCCGACGACTTCCTGGCTGCGCTTCGCCACTCCAACGAGGTCTTCGCGGCTTTCAAGGTCCATCAGATGGGCTCCGACATGGCAGCTAAGCTCCTCGACGACAACGGCCACTTAAAGCCCTTCCGCCAGTGGCTCAATGATGTCTCTTCCATCTCTACACATCACTGTGGGGCATGGCTCCGTACTGAGTACGATACGGCAGTCATCCGGGCACACGACGCAGCCGACTGGCAGTCATTTCTGCGTAACAAGGATGTCATGCCGAACCTCCGGTGGATGCCGACAACATCCCCCAATCCTGAGTCCTCCCATCGGAAGTTTTGGGAAAAGAAGCTCACACTCCCCGTCGACGACCCCTTCTGGTCCAAACACCACCCTGGCGACCGATGGAACTGCAAGTGCTCCCTCGAACAGACCGACGATCCCGTCAACCGTCCCGATGACCTCGACGGCGTCGACCCACCACAGCGCGGACTCGAGAACAACCCTGGAAAGGACGGCCACACCTTCTCCGACAACCACCCGTACTTCCCAAGCGGTTGTAGCTCGTGCCCGTTCAACAAAGGCTTCAAAAATAGGATAAAGACTGTCTTCAGTAATGCTAATAACAAGAAGCACTGCTTTAATTGCAGCAAAATTGATAACGCCTTAAGTGATGCACAGAAAAAGCTTAAAGGGATGGATGACGTAACCCCTCCTCATGTAGAAGAATATACTGTGTCAGGACTTAATAAGGACGTCTTTATCTCTCCTTGGCATGGTGAAAACGAGGTTGAAGAAAATGAAAAATTAGCAAAATTCCTGGCTAAGAAGCTTGGTAAAAAGATATACTTGCTTCCACGGCTGGAACAAAACAACAAGAAGCAAGCCGCTTTGCGTAAGACGCTGTTACCACCAGGAGTGAAAGAAGGAAAAAATCCTGACTACCTGATAGGCGGTATTCTGTTTGATGGCAAGAGTATGATGAATATCGAACCAATAACAGGAGTCAAAGCGCAAAAGAAAAATGAGTTATATCGCAGAAAAATCCAAACGAGAATTGCTAACGCATTTGAGCAAGCCGATGGTGCTATAATAGAAGTTCCTAAGTTTGTTTCAAGAAGGAATATTGCTAGGGCGGTAAAAGGGAAATTAAAACTTGTTTCAGAGAACAAATACATAATCATAAAACATGGGAATAGCTGCTATGTCTACAACAAGCCATACTTAAAACAAAAAAAGCAGGGATAAACCCTGCTCGGCGGTTAGAATCTCGACGCATAACGCAGCCAAGACCCATACCAAATGCAAATATAGGTAATCATTTTTATTCCACAAACAAAAAAAACAATATTTTTCATCATGGACGCAAAAAACATTCAATTCCTCGTCGAAAAGGCGAAAAACGACATCCTACGAGAGGTCAACGACCGACTTCCCCGCAAGGTGGGCATCACCGCCGTCAATCACTTCCGGCAGAACTTCCGCGACGCTGGCTTCCGCGATGGTGGGCTCCGACCATGGCAGCGCACGAAAAGGCAGGACTCCAAATCTCCCGATGCTAAGTACACGCCGCTCACCTCACGCCGAGACCACCTCATGCGCTCCATAGAGTTCCAGGCACAGCCCGGACAGGTCGTCATCTCCGACCCCGTCCCCTACGCGGCCATCCACAACGACGGAGGCGACATCTCTACACACCCTACTGTCACGCCGAAGCTTCGCAAATACGCCTGGCACATGGTCTACTCCCTCGCCGCCTCGCAGGGCAAGCTCCCCAAAGTCCTACCTCCAGAGGCTGCCAGGTGGAAGGCACTCGCCTTGACAAAGAAGGCTAAGCTCTCCGTACACGCTCACATACCACAGCGACAGTTCATTGGAGACTCTAAGGAACTTACTCAGAAACTCAACACAATTATCAATAACTCTTTAAACGCTATAAAAAATGGAATCATTGCTCTTGCCAATCATTAATCACATCTCACAATCATTCACCGAAATACCTTACGTCGACGAGGACTACGGACAGCTCGAAGCCATCGACAACGACAACATCGACACCTACCCCGTCGTCTTCCCATGTGTCCTCATCAACACCGACTCCGTCGACTGGTCCTCCCTTTCTGCTAAATCACAGAAAGGCACTGCACACATCTGCGTACGGCTCTGCATCGACTGTTATGCCGACACGCACTTCGGCTCTAACACTACAGATAAAATAAAGGAACGCGCCGACCTTGTACACGCCCTCCACGAATCACTACAGACCTACCGGCCCCTTTCCGTCGGAGCGCTCGTCAGAACCAAGTCCAAATTCTACACCTGGTCTCACGGCATAAAGGTCTATGAGCTCTACTACGACATCGACGTCGACGACATCATCTCGACCAACAACCGCAAGACCATCGTCCGACCATCCATCACACCGACCCCGCGTCTCTAAACGCAATCGTTCCGTGCGCCGCAATACATTGCGGCGCCTATCCCCCGCTCTTCACCCGGAATCCCGTGAACATCGGCTTCTCTATCCGTCTACCTTCCACCGTCGCTCCCTCTCTTATCATCTTCCTCACTATCTGCATCACTCGCTCCTCGCTCACGAAAAACTCTTCCTCCGATAGTTTCTTCACGGCATCATCAAACCGAAGACGACGTACCTCGGTCCAATAGTAGTAGTGCTCAAACATCTTCATGTCCCTCGCGGCTTTTAGCTCTTTTTTCCTCACACTCATAATGATGCAAATTTAAGCTTTTTACATCATACTTTTCATAAAATGTAAACACAAAAAGCGGAGCAGCTTTCACAACCGCTCCGCTTCGTCTTTGTTATCCCTCGAGATTGAGTACCTTCGTCATGTTCGCCGCATTACAATGCGGCGCAAAAAGCTCACATCCGGCAGAACGACGGCTCAACCTTATGCCATACGTTCTCCGCGTCACGCTCGTAGAAGTAGTAGTTGATGGCTGTAGCCATCACAACATTGCTCTCGCGAAACAGCTCCATAATCTCGTGGTACTCGCCGTCAAACTTATCCTCAAGCTCGTAAAGCTTGCTGATAGACTTATAGTCCAACTGCCCCTGGCGGTTGCGTTCCAACAGACTCATCGCCAACTGGTATATAGGGTCCTCTGTGCCCTTCTCGCTGTTTTCAATATAGCGGCTCAGGTAGTCGATAAGCTTCTGAGCGGCCATGTCAGCACGCTCGTCAAAGGTCTTCACCTTGTTGTAGCTGACCTTAAGCTTGAAGTCGCCCTCAACAACAGTGAAACCCTGCTGCTCCGTACTTCGGAGCTGACCGTAATCAAGCATCACTTCCTTGAAAGCACTGCTCTCCTTGTCAAGCCAGTTCTTAAAGTCTACGACAATGTCCACAAGGCTCTTCGTGCGGGCCTTAACGTCCGTCATAAACTCCGAACGCAACTTCTCATAAGCGTTGCGGCGGTCCACTTTCGCCTGACGGCTCTCGTTAGATAGGCGCTCCAGCAACGCCTGCTTCTCGTCTGTACTCAGCTGCTTGAGCAGCTCTTCTGTTTTCTTGTTCATCTTTTCGTCTTTTTTAAAAGTTATCTATAATGTTTATTGCCTCTATAGCACCTATTGTTTCTATAGCCTCTATAAAAAGCCTATTCTTTCTCACGCTTCCAGATCATAGCTCGCACCTTCAGCGTCAATGCGTCTAACTCATCACCGCTCAGCGCCCGGAACGACTTACCGGCTATTCGCTTGTCCATGCAGAACTTATTCACCACATCCCAGTTCGCGGTATCCACTCCCCACAGCTGCATCTGGTGAAGGGCCATGCTGCGTTTCCGGCGGATCTCCCTCCGTAGCGTAAGCCGATGCAGCGCGTCGGCACCAGCCTTCGGGACCCGCTCCTCCATCATCCTGCACAGAGATGAATACTCAGATGTCGTCGTCTCCTTAAGGCTCTCGGTCCTGCCACCTGTAGCCTGGCTCACAAGGCTCTTCTTCAAGTCCTCCCTGTCACCATCATAGGGCAGCAGCTTCAGCAAGGCATAGAACCTCGCGTAGTTCCTCGTTATTTCTTCCATGGCTTCCACTTTATCGTTATCTCTGCCTTCACCTTGCCGCTGCCACCACACATCGGGCACGGATCCTTGAAATCCTCGCCATACTCGTCCGTATTCCAGAACCATCCGTTGCCCCAGCAATAGTTGCAGCGCAAGCCCTCTACGGTTCTCTTCTCGTCATCAACCTTTATGGTCGGTGCCTCTACTTCCATAATAGTCTTAACTTTTACCATATCTTCTTCGTTTTTTATTTTAATAATCAGCAGTCTTCCGTTCCGTTCGCCGCATTACAATGCGGCGCCCTTCCTCCCGAGCCGCCCCGTTCAGTAGGGCGCTGCTTTGCAGCGGCGATCTTTCTCACTTCCCCCAGTACCGCTTCGCGCCCTCATCCCATATCGTGTAGCCCTCGTTATACTTCGGACCGAAGAATCTCCCTTTTGAGAATGCTCTGAAACCCTCTACCCATATCTTCAGAGTGGCTGAGTACATCGCCTTCTTAGCCGCGCTGCCCATGGGCTGGCTACCAGTGGCCTGGCTGATGAAGATGATCAGCTTGTTACGGTAACGCTCGTTAAGCAGCTTGTAGTCGCTGTAGGTCATCTGAGTGTACTGAAAGCTGTCCACAACGACGATGTTGAAACTCTTGCGCTTGTCCAACCGCGCCTTGAGCTCGTCCATAGGCTCGTCATTCAGAAGACTGAACCGCCTTCCACAGTCTGCCATACCGTGACGCTGGAGGCTCGCCTGCATCGTCAGGCTCGTGCCTTCCTCAAGGCTGTCATAGGCCACCCTGTCAAACTTGCAAAGCTCCTTGCAAAGCTGCATCACAAAAGAACTCTTGCCGTTGCCGGAGTTGCCCCAGATAAACCATATCCCAGTGCGCTCAGGCTCGCCGAAGGCGTCCTTCCATGAGCCCTCAAAGGGAAATGTCTTCTTCTTTTGCCGGAGTACCTCGCCGGCCGTCAATGCCTTGGTCATAACTCGCCTCCTACTCCTTAACTCGCTTCAGACGGTGAACACTCTTCTTGATCCTGCGAAGGTCAAAGTCGCAGCCGTCACCCTCCTTGATAATCTTATCTATCTCTTCTCTCGACGTGATGCCGTTAGCCGTGCAGATGGCATATACGTCCTGCGCACTCGTGGGCTCCAGGTCAAAGTACTTACGGCCGATACGGCTGAATATCTCCTTATAACCCTTCCGACCGTATCGTAGGCCATTGCTGATGCGGCGCTTGATATAGTCCGTGCTCAGAAACACCGCACCGCAGCGGTCCTCAAGGTTGTTGTACATCGAAATGAAATACTGAAAAACACTCTCAGGCAGCTTGTCGGCCTCGTCGAAGATAATCAGAGGACGCTCCATCTGGATGATGCTGTCTATTATCGCCTGCCACAGCTCTCTAACCGTGTAACCCTCGCTACGGATGCCAAGCCTGCGGGCAATCGTCCTGACAAACTCGCCCTTCAGCATGTCCTCTGAGCACAGAATATAGAACGCTTCCTTGTGGCTCTCGGCATACAGGCGGCCCGTAGTCGTCTTGCCGCAACCGGCCTCGCCGACTACCCACGTAACGTTCATATACTCCTGGGCGTCCTGCATGGCATAGCTAATCTCTTGGAACGCGCCCGTCTCAACGATAGTCCAGCCCGTGGCACTCGAGCTGCCCGTTGGCTTCACCTGCTCGGCAACTTTTGTCCACATCGAGTCGCTGATGCGGCTCCAGTTGCCGTTCAGCATGCTGCTCAGCGTACCGGCACTGATGCCTTCGAGACTCCCGGCAGCCTTGTTCTGGCTTGGATACTTCTGAATGTAGCTCTTCAGGTTCTCTACAATGATTCTCTTTTCACTTTCTTCCATTTTTGTCGTCGTTTTTAATTGTTCGTATCGTTTTTCTTAGTTCTCTTTATTATATGATGAAAGATTAAGGTAACTGCCGTCCCGTTCGTCGCATTACAATGCGACGCAGCAGCAGCTCCCTATAGCTTCTCAGCCGTCTTCCTCCGGTTGATCTCCACAGGGCTCTCGATCTCCGTCCAGTCTATATTGCTCACAACCTTAGTCGCTCTGCCAAGGCTGAACTCGTAAGGCCTTCCGGAGTATATGCCTGTACGCCTGTCTATCTGATGCTGAACCTCGGCGCGCACGCCCTTTAGCTTCGGACTCCTCAGACCGTGCTGCTCAGGAAGGACGCCTTCCTCACGCTCAATGGTCTTAGCTGCCACCTGGCGCTCTATGCGCTCTTGCTCCGTAGCACGCTCCTCGGCTCTGATAAACTTCGCCTCGCCCTCTGTCTGGTCTTGCAGAGCTCTGTGAATGGTCATATACGGCTCGGCCACGCGCTCAAACCGAAGCTCACCGCTCTTGTCCTTCCTGTAAAGGCGGATAGAAGTGTAGTCATAAGGGTCGTACTTCACGTAGAACTTCTCGTAAGTATGCGTCCGCCGCCATTCATGGTCGGGAACACCGGGACTCGAAAACACTTCGTACGTTCGCTTCTTGCCCTTAATCGTAATCTCTATGCCGCTCGCCGTGAACGTGCAGGGCTTGTCCGACCATACCCAGAACATATCCTCCATGTCTCTCGCCGTAACCTCAGGCGTGCCCGCGTTGCTCGACGTTCTGTACATTTCTTCCCTCGCCATGCCGGTCGTAGGATGTGCCATAGCGTTCCATTCCGTCCGGGCCTTCACGTAGGCAGCCTTCAGTTCGTCTAAGGTGTAGAGCTTATCCTTGTTTGCCTCGATGAACTCTATGTCAGGACGGCTCATCTGTTTCTTAGCGGTAATGTTCTGGCCCGTGAAGCGCCAGTCCTTGTGAAGAACCTGTTGCTGGAATCGACCAAACACGCTCTCAATGGTCTTCGAGCTGCCGTTGTAAGGGGCAGTGGTCCTATACACGCGGCACAGCTTCTGCAAAAAGCCCTGGCTCTCAAGCTTCTTGTGACCACCCTGGTTGTCGCTAACGATCTCGTAAGGCTTATGCTTGCTCACCTGGATGGCCATCCTGTACGCCATGTACTGCGCCTCGTAGTCCTCATTGTCGGATATGCAAAAACCTAAAAACATCTCACTGTATGCGTCGATAACCTCATAAACGCTCGTCGTCCTAACCTTACCGCTCTCGTCCCTGTAGTAGAGGTTCAGCTTCGTGCCGTCGCCATACCACAGCGTGTCCCTACGTGTGGGCAGCGCTGTCTTCATCTTGCGGTCAAACTTCTGGTGAGAACTCTGCTCGCCATAGACGGCATCATGCCACAGCGGCTCTATCTGAGGACTCTCCAACCATGTCTTAAGGCTACGGATGCTCTTCAGTGGCTTCAGGCCTCGCGACTCCGCCTCCGCGTTGAAGGTCTCGAATATCTGACTGTCCGTCAGTACGGGTACCTTGCTCCGCTTCAGCGCTATCAGGCGCTTAGCTGCCTTCTGGGTTATCTTCAGAGTGTTGCTGTTGCCCAAACGACCGTTAATCAGCACACCGTAGCCTTCCTTCTTGTAGCGGTTCACCTTCTCCCTAAGACGGGTCGCGTTACCCGGCAGTGTGTGGCCCGTAACGCTCCTAAGCTCCTCGCTCTGCGTGTAGATGATGTCCCAGATGTCACTGCTCCTGCTGCTACCTAACGCGTGGCGGTTCGCGGTAACGTCGTTAAGACGGTCCAATAGGACATTCAGTACGGACGCGTTCATCGTGTACTCGTCTATCATCTTCTCACTAAGGTGGGTCCGAACACCGTTAAGCTCATACTCATAACCCTCGAACCAGCGGCGGGCCGACGTGTCCTCGGCGACGCTCGAACGCAGCTCCTCACGCTTCAGCACCTCCAACGCGCTGCCATGAGACGACTCATACTGGTTGCGGTAACGAGGAGGAAGACTCGCGTAGCTGTACAATGCCGGATGACCAAGACCACCACGACGAACACGCGTGATGTTGCCACGCTTGATATTCTGACGAAGAGTGTCGGCTTTCATCAGGTTCGTAAGCTCCTCGTAGGTAATGCACAATTCTTTCTTGTAGTACTCCATAGTCTCTCCCTCTGAACACAGCTATTTGTCGTCAAAATCGGGTAAATGCACAAGCACACCAATGCTCAGAAACATGCTCAGCGCGCTGAGCAACGTGCCCAGCAGACTAACATCGGCAAACAGTGCCGTAAAAAAAAGGCTCATACCAAACCATACAAGCGACGCAAGCTGGCCAACACTCAGCTTCTTAAGGTAGCGCAACTCGCTCCCGAAAATCTTCTCAATGTCTTCCTTCATAGCACGTCCTCCAAATAATACATTAATCCTGACCGTCTGCATATACGATCCTTACCTCCTTACCGCCATACTGGCTCTTAGCCACACTACGGATCTTCCGGGCCAAGGCACTGTTCTTCCTATAGTTCAGTGCCATACTAACCATCTGACGACTGCATCCAAATACAGACATCAGCTTGTTCACGTTGCCGTAATCCATGATAATCTTCCTCTGCATATTTTCAAACTTTTATAATACGTCATTCAAAACTTTTTAGTAAATTTGTGCGGTGTTAAAATGTAAACACGGTGCAAATATCGTAAGTTATCACGAATTATCCAAATAAAATCGTGATTATTTTCGATTTGAATATAAAATTTTTTGTTAATGAGTACTATTCACGATAGAATACAAGATATTGTTAAGGAGTTTGGTGGCAACAAAAACACAGTTGTAGCCAAGAAGTTAGGAGTTTCTGAGGCTAATATTAGAGGGTATATCAAAGGAATTATGCCAAAAGAGGACGTTTTAGAGAAAATCGTGAGATGTTACGATGTTTCTGCCTATTGGCTCTTGACAGGAGAAGGTTCTATGATAGGCGATAACCAAAAAGAACTCACTACGCAAAATATAAATGATGGCGCACCTTATTATGATGTCGACTTCATTGGAGGATTCGACGAGGTATTCAACGACCAAACAGTCAACCCGGAGCTCTCCATAACAAATGGCATCTGCCCAAGGGCGCAGCTCTGGTGCAATATCACAGGGCATTCAATGGAACCTACCATATCTAACGGAGACATCATAGCTCTCAGGCAGTGCTCTGTCCAGGATATTCAGTACGGTGAAATCTACGCCGTCGTAATGGACTCCTTCAGAACCGTCAAAATGCTCAGAAGGTCAGAAACTCCGGGAATGATACGTTTCGTGCCCGTCAACACCGACGACTTCGACCCGCAGGACTTCCCCGTAAAGAGAATACTGAAAATTTACGAGGTCGTAGGATGCCTCAGGCGCTTCTTCTAACACCATTGAACGGTTTGAACGGTATTTTGAACACTACCGTTCAACTGTTCAAACGCCGTTCAAACACCATCTCCGTCAGTCCAAATGTAATCCCAATTTTCACGCCTTTTCGTCTAACTTCCCTGTTTATCGGCACTTCGGATGAAAAATGCTGCCCGAATCCTGCATTTTCCTCAATTTAGTGGCAAAATCCTAACCGAAAACCGCCATTTTCCCGTTTTAATACCGTTCAAAGGGAATTTAGAAGCACGAAAACGCTTTTTTTTATGTTAAAAGTGTCACACCAACTGTCACACCAACTCACACATTTGGTTTTTCCTAACACCTAAAGTGTCACACCAACTGTCACACCAACTGTCACACCAACTCCATTTTTCACCGTTCAAACAACTGTTCAATCACCCGTTCAAGGCAACCCGGAAACCACCTCAAAAAACATCATTTCAACCCTCATTTTCTGTTTACAATGTCATTGTTTCACGCTATTTTTTCACTACCTTTGCACCATATAAATATGTGTGTAGTACGTCATAACACTTTGCACAATTCTTCCAAATAGGTCGGACCAAACATGGCATTCCGAAAAGCAT